GACCAGCATCAGGGTTTCCGGCTGGAACTGATCGCAGATGATCTCGCCAGCGAGAGCCACGATATCCCGGGCGAACCGCGCCAGTTCGGCCTGGCGGTCTCGGATTCGGATGGAACCCCATTGGCTCTTGATACGCTGAGCCGTTGCCGTCTCGGAGGCTTGCGTATCTCCCCGCACAATGTCGCTGATGCCGGTGATTTGATAGACGTCTTCGATAAGCTGCTTGCGGGCCTCGATACAGGCCACGATCACCTTTTGCACCTCGTCGATCGGCAGCGTCACAATGGCATTCGAGCCGCCTTTGTCCGTGAAGGCTGCCCACTCGGGGATCGGCACCATCACAGTGTCGTTCTCGGGCCGCATCGCTTTCTCGATCGCCGGCGATACCGAGCCATCCCCGGAAGGGTAGAAGATCTTGAGCCGCAGCTGATCGGTAAGCTTGTTGATCCGCTTCGTCAGCAGATCGATTTCATCGCACTGCTGCTGGTAGTAGACATAATCCGGAACCGGGATCATCGAACTCGTCGACATCGTGCCATAGGCAGGGCGTGGGCACGGCCAGAAGCCCTTGAGCTTCAGCGGCGGCTCGGATGCCTCAAGCGCAATAGGCGAGCCCTCAGCAATCCAGACGGTGTAATTTTCGCTCTTGCACCAGATCTCCCAGACGTTGGTCTTCCCTTCATTCTGGGCGCGCTCTGTCTGGTTGGTGCCGTGGTTCGATCCGGCGCCATTGGCTGCAAGAGTTGGCCGACCCGCAGGGAAGCGCTTGTCGAACTCCTCGTCCGTCATAGGCACGCAGCGCGCTACCCAGGTGACATCCTTCCAGCGCCGGGCCGGCGAATGCAGAAAATCCGACCAATGCACATAGTCGATGCAGACGCGCTCGTCGGTGATCTGCTCGAGCGGCGGCACGTCTTCACCCATGTCGCCGCCAGCAGGGTCGGAAGGCTCGACGCCCATATCCAGCGGTTCGAAGTCAGCCTCATACCGAAGCCAAGCCGTACCGCGGGCACAGAGTAGGAAGTCATCACGCACGGCTCGCATGATGGAGTCCAGATCCGCGTCATCGGCCGTGAACGACAGATTGCGCTCGACAAGTTCAGAGGCCATGCGTGCAACGGGCTGCGAGTCCTTGAACCGACGCTCTACGACCGGCTGAGGAACGCGGGCATAGACCGCCGGCTGAAGAACTGAGACGTTCGCCCACAGCATCGGGAAACGACGCTTCGCGCTCTGCTGGTCCGCCTGTTGCAGGTAGATCTTCTCTATCTTGACGCAGCGATCGACCCACGACTTGAAATAGCGCTGCGCACGCTCAAGCTCCTGCTGCCAGTGCGCGCCGACCTTCGCGAGATCATAGCTGCCGTCTGGCAAGCCCTCTGCTTCATAGTCCATTAAACGCGCTCGCTATATGTCGGAGTGGATTCGATGAATTCGTTAAAGGTCGTGGTCTGAAGCGACTTGGGAAGAGACCGCTCCTCATCCCTCGGCTTCACGTACGGCCGTGACATGCAGGCGTAACGCACCTCGTCGGCGACGTGGTCTTCAGCATCCGTGTCCAAGTCTTCCGGCCTGTCTGGGTCATGCTGCAACAGCGGAACGGTTCGGATGAAATCCTTGCAGGTAGAGAACACAAACATGCCAGGCCGTTCGCCATCACCCTTCATGCGGGACCGCATCTGGTCCCAGCCGCCCATAGCGCCACGCTGGGAGACGCGGGCGTTGTCGGCGCGCCGGAAGTTCACCTTATAGCCTGTCGCTCGTGCCATGCGCTCAGCGATCGAAGGGCCGCCATCCTCAGAGAATGCCGCAGGATCGAGAACGCCATACGCCATCATGTCGCTGTTCTCTCGTTCGGCGATCCCGCGGCCAACCTCTTCGGCCGTGAGTTTCAGCCCGACGTTCGCCTCGCCTTCTTTGCAGCCGTACCACTCGCGATAGCGGACGATCGCACCGCGTGGCAGCCAGCCACTTTCGGTCTCGTGGTCATCTCCGACAACAGCCCACCAGCCGACGGAGAATGGTCTTGCAGAACCCCAGTCCATCGACCTGAAGCGCGTCCATGACAGCGGCACCGAGAACGGGCGGATGACTTGCTTCGATGTGTCCCAGCAATCGAAGAAAGCGCCCTCGATCGCGTTCCAATCGCCGGACAGCCACGCCTTGACGAGCTGATCGGAGCCGACGAGATACAGGTTGTTCACATAATCCGGGTCATTCTGCATCAGCAGCTTGTTGTCTTCGATCCGGCTCGGGATGAAGACGAAGCGATGCGTCTTGCCATTCGGCAGCAGGCGCGACAGTGGCCGCATTCCCCGCGGTTCCGGGTCGATATACCGCTGCTTGATCCAATGCTGTCCAGCGCCACCCGGATTGCCCGTGAGAAGCAATTGCGTCGGCACGCCCCTGGCAGACCGCAGGACTGCGAACAGGCGATCTATGGGCTTGCTATCGGGATATAGGCCGGCCTCCTCAACGCACGCGTCACTGACGTTCTGGCCCTGGTATTTGTCGGCGTCTTGAACGCGCTCCAGCGGGCGAAACCTCAGACGGCCGCCGCCGGGAAACACCCACGTCTTTTTCTGATCGTTCCAGCCGGCGCCGATCTTGCCGTATATTTCCTTGCTGCGCTCGATCGCATCATCAAGCATCGGCAGCTCGCGGCGGCAGAACAGCGCATTGAAGGCAGAGCCGTACATGGCCGCCTTGATCGCGTACTTGCCTAGAACGCCGTCAGTCTTGCCGCCGCCGCGCGCGCCACCGAAGAACACCTCACGGAACGGGCAATCGACAAGAGCTTTCTGAGGGCCTTCCTGCGGCGCCCAGATAACCCTACGTGTCAGATCCACCATGATCCTTCAGCCATTGCTCTTCGGATACAGGCTTGGCGCTGACAACGAAATCAAGCGCGCCGGTCAGATCCACGTCGAGCTTGTCCCCATAGACCTTCGGGCGAAGCTTTGCCGCAACCCACTTGCGAGCGTCGATCTGCAGCCGGCGGTGTTCGATCATGTCGCCCTTGTTCGTCTCGATGATCTTCCCGTCTTCCCCGAGCTTGGTCTTCACCCCAACGACTGGAGTATTGGCGATATCAATGATCTCGTCGAAAAGAGCATCGGCCTGAGCTTCCCGAGCGCGCGCGTACATGTCGCGAAAGTCATCATGTGCGCTCAACCACCTGAACACTGTCGCCCTGTGCGGCATGCCGGTTTTTGAGCAAATCGTCTTGAGGCTATGACCGTCGGCCAGTTGCTCGCAAATCTTCTCAGCGATCTTGGCGGAGTAGTTCGTCGGTCTGCCTGTCATGGTCGTGCCTTCTGATCGGCCGGGATATTGTTATTGCGCTGCGCTCTGGTACCTGCGGCGGCGCTTTTCGGCGAGAGCGCAATCTTATCGCGACCGTAAGGCTCTGGCGAAGACATCCTGCTGTGACGCCGCGAATCAGCGGGACATTCCGCAACGAATATCGTCACTTACGTTTTGGTTTCGTTTTCCGAGCTGTTTTCCCCAGAAAGTCAACCATTCGAGAGGTCAAGCAGAATTTTATATATTTTTGTTCGTTGCGTGTCGAAACAGCCCGAAAGAGGAAACTCATTGTTTCAACTGCAATTCTTTTTTGACGCTGGTGTGACGCCCGAAAACGGCGGACGCTGTCAATGGCCGCATCTTAATTCTGCGTAAAATTCATCGTTGATTTTCAACGCCAATAACGGCGTAGTCGAGAAAGGCCGGGAAAATCGACAGTGCTTCACAAACACATTAGCGTCGATCCCCGGCCTTGGTACGGGGCTGCAGCGACTGCAACCGCGCGACGGGGATGGATCGCTGGTAACGGTTCATCCCCTAGCGGTGTCATCCTGCTACATTCGCGGTCGAAGAGCAAAACAAAATGACGGACCATTTAGATTGACAGTGCTTCGAGCACCGGTGTCATAAAATTACCGCGCCCGGTGTCCGGTGTTCGAATTCTCAATCGAGAAGGGTCGATTGCGGCCTCACCGCTCGGCCCGCTCGATGAGCTGCCGGCGGCGATCATTTCGCCAGTGAGCGTGCGCCAGAACATCAGCCCTCACTTGCTCCTTCTGGCCGGTTACCTCGACATCGCGCCAGTCCGTGGCGCATTTCTTCGAAGCTACCGTTATTGACGTGGTTTCTACGTTGATTTCCGTCACCCCGTCCAGAGCCACCGTCAACCGGACGCGGCACTTTTGGTTGAGATTGTCCGCAATCTGTTGACAATACGAAGCTATTCGGCGCTCGAAAGTGCTTCGAGACATGTCGATTTTCTTCAAATAGGCCTCGAGGTAGACGCCCTTGCGGGTCTTGATGAAGGCATAGTCGTAAACCAGCTTGCGCTGCTCTTCGTTCAGGTAGGCGTTTATCCAGTCCCAGGTTTCGTACATGCGGCTGATTGCGCCGGCTGACGGGACGCGCCGAACCTTCGCCTCGCTGTAGCCGTAGCTCTCCATCAGATCGCGAACGATCTCCGACATTGCCCCAAGCCCCATCCGCGGCCCCAACGCTGCTGGTGAAGATCTGAGCGTCAAGGCCCCCTCGACGATCTGCGCCCGCACCTCTTCGTAAGTCCATTCCGCGAAAACCATCGTCATGCCGCTTCTCCTCGATAGGGCCACAGGCCGAATTGAATTCTCAGCGCGACGAGGATCTCGTCACTCGTCGTCATTCCGTATTTCATCAATCGAGCACCCCGCCGCAGGGCGCCCAGGTCGACGGCGTTGAAGTCCGACACCAGAGACGGGCGCCGGACGAGCTCAGGGTTTGCGATGAGAAGACGCGAGACAGCTTTCAAGACATCGGCATAGAGTTCTGCCGCATTGCTTGAGCTGCCGGTGATGAGCATTAGGACCAGGCGAAGGTGATCCTCACCGTGACGGCGTCCGATCTCTCGAACCGTCGGCTTGCAGAAGCATTCGCGAGGCCGGCGGCTTGTCGGGCTATGGTGATGCCAACCCCGAAGGATCACCCCACACTCTCTCGCGACCTTGTGGATATTTGCGCTATTCGGGGATCTGCTCAATGCCTACCCCAGTCCGTTGTGGACAAAGATACCAGCTTCAGTTGAACGCCAAAGGCTTGATGGTAGGTTCGCCTAGGGGAAACACGGGGCACAAAATGAACTATCTTGGCTTTGTCAGGCTTCTCACGGCAGACCACACGAGCTATTCGAGCGTGAAAGAATCCGTCCGCGCCCGCCAAACCGCTGAGGCGCAAATCCGAATATACCAAGAACTGGCGGGTATTGCGTCGAATATAGTATGGCCCGCGGGCAGCACCAATCGGCCCAGCGCGCACAATCTTCGCGCCAATATGGAAGGCTTTCTCCGGGACAAGATAAGCACCACGGAGGGCCATAATTTGATCCGCCTGGGCAGCCCTCTTCCCATTATTGACGAAGCCGAATTTGAAGCTTGGAAACAGGAGCATCGGGTCATCGCGCAGGCAACCATGTTGGATGCTAACCGCGCGAGCGCGTTTATTGTGGCCGGGATACTGCACGAAGGATTCGAAAGGCAGGGAATTCCTAGAAGATTCTATGATGAAGCAGAACCGGATGTAATTTCGGCGATGCTGCGCTTTAGCGAGTTGAAGCACTGGAACGAACAACTTACGTCCGCCGATTCCGACTTTGCAGCACGCTTCAATCGCCTTGCGACCCAGAGTGAGACATATGCGAGCGCAATAGAAGCTGAGCGAGATCAATACAAAGAGGACGCGGTCGTGCGGATCACGCACCTCAATATGCTTGAGGAAAAGGCCAAAAGCGTTGAAGCATCCGTCTCCCAGATAGAATTGCGTCTCAAAGAGACCGAGGAAGCATTTCAAAAGCGCCTCAGTGATTTGGAAGCCTCCATTCGGGACGAACTCGAACTGAATACCATGCGGGTTCTTTGGAAAGACCGCGCTGATGAAGCCCAGAAAGCTCTCAGGAATAGCGTTTTGTTCGTTGGAGCGATGGCTATTGCTGCCTTCGCCTTCGCCATATTCTGCGGACACGCGGTCATCGATTTCATATCGCCATTCAACTTCCGAACGATCGTCTTGAACAGCAGCGCCGCAGGAGCAATCAGCCAACAGCTGGGACGAGTGGTCATCGTTTCGATCCCCGCTGTCGTTTATTTCTGGGTGATGAAAATCGCCGTCAGGTTCATCATTCGGTCGCTGTTGCTGATGGATGACGCTCGTCAACGGCAGACTATTATGGACAGCTACTTCCTCCTTACAAAAGAGGGAAAATCGGATGAGCGGGCGCTTCCGATGATGTTGTGGGCACTGTTCAGACAAGTGCCTGGTCACGGAAGCGATGGCATTGAGCCTCCGGATTTCACCGAAGCAATCAACGCGGGGCTGAAAAACGGCATGTTTGGGAAACCTTAGACCAGTTGCGTACATTACGACTGGCCCTTACCAGCCTTCTCGGCGAGATATGCAACCGGATCGATACGCTTGACTTCAGAGGCGGCACCGAACGTGCCGAGCTTGAAATCCCTATACTTTCGCTCGCCGGCCGGATCAAACTTGACAGCCGCCACTGATCTCAGCCAGCCAACGGCCTTGTGCGCGTCCCGCTTCATCTGCATTTCCTGTTTGGCCGCGATCTTCTTTTCGCGCCTCGCCTGCTTCTTGGACTTACCCTTCTGCGGCTGGCCCCAAAGCACAGGTTTGTTCGATCGGCGTTTGTCCGGGACGTTGGCGTCCTGGTTGTCGAGCCGATCGAGCGCTTTCCATGCCGCAGCATTAGTTTCGAACGGTCCGTCGACGAGGCGGCCGGCGGCATCGCAGACTTGGTACTGTCCTTCTTCGTTCCGGTCGACAGTGAGGATTTGGGTCATCGGCGCAGCTCCTTGACACGACGATGTAGTTTCCAGCGGGCGATGAAAATGCGGAGGAGGATCATGCTGCACCTTTGGGATATTCGGCCGACCATGCGGATGCAGCTCTCTGCATTTCGAGCCGGACCGCTTGGCTAAAGGCCTGGATTTCGGTTCGGATTG